TTCATCAGATGCTTCTGTTAATGTTGTTGCACCTATATCATTCAATACCTCACTAGCACTGCGACCCTCTACACTTGTGCCATTTATTCTTAAAAAATCATCATCTGCTACAGTAGAATCTGCTACCAAAGTATTACCACTTGATATACCAGTATTTGTTAAGGCGGCTGTACCAAGACCAAGTGATGTTCTGGCAGTAGCTCCAGATTCTGCTACAAAATTATTTCCGTCACCTACAATAAAGTTTCCATCAGTTACGGCTAGTCCTGCAACATCTTGTAGTTGTGCATCTAATCTTGCATTAGCAACTGTTCCTGTAAGTTGACTTGCATCAATGCTTTTATTTGTTAAAGTTTGTGTGCCAGATAAAGTTGCTACAGTGCTATCAATAGCTACAGTAAGTGTATTAGAAGAACCACTTGTATCAATACCCGTGCCACCTGCAATATCTAAAGTTTCACTATCTAAATCTATACTTAATGCACCACCTGTATCACCTTGAAAGTCTAGGTCTTGTGCAGTTACTTGAGCATCTACATACGCTTTAATAGATTGTTGTGTTGCTAAAGATGTTGCACTGTCAGAAGATAATCCATCTTCATCAAGAATAGCTGTAACTGTTGCACCACTAGCTAGTTTTAAATTACTGATATTTGTTACGTTACTTGCATCTAAAAACACTGCCTTCGCAGCTGGTAATGTGCAGAAAACTGTTCTTGTACCTGCCGCCCAATTCACAGCACTACCAGAATTAGAACTGGCTAGTATTGTTGTTCTTGCTAATGTGGTACCAGAAGCAGTAAAAGTACCAAGACCAACCTCAAAATCTGTGTTGTCGGTACAAGCATAATATGTTGTATCTCCATCACTAAGATTGGCAGTAAAAGTCTCAAAACCAGTAACGGCTCCACCTAGGGTATAGGTACCCGTTCCACTGGTAGTGGTTGTTTCTTTTACTCTATCTGATATTACTAGTGCCATTACTTCAACTCTATTGTCAGATTCCCTGCATTAATTCTAAATATATCACCATCAGCTATTACTTTATTAACATCTAATGCACCTACAAATAAAATATTACCACTTGTTAAAGCATCTGCTACAAATACATGTGTTATTGTTTCTGTTGTGCCACCAGATGCTGGGTATTCAATACTAGCAGAGTTAGTGGCAGTTTGGGTGTCTGTTGAATCATCACCTATTGTAGTCCAGTTTGCAGCTGTTACTTGTTGTCTTGCATAGTTTGTAAATGTCGCTTCTGTTAAAGAACCTGTTTCTGCGGCAGATACGGCTGTTGCTAGTCCTACATAAATACTGTCTCCTGGACTAGAAAAGCTAAGAGAGTTATTTTTGAATATATAATGTAATATCCTTCTCTCTAAATAATTGGTTGCTGCATTTGATGTTGCCATTTTTAACTCCTATGTTCTTGGTCTAGAAGGTAGACCCATTCTATAGCCATCTGTGTTTTCTCTTGCTTCTCCAAAGTCTTTTAATCTTTCTATATAAAAAATGTAATTTTTTTCATATTGAGCTTGAACATCTGGCTCACCTTTCATAAAGTTGTATGCCTCTATTAAAGAACCATAAAGCAATGCAAAAGGTGCATTTGTACTAATCCAAGTTGTGCCACCATCAGCTCCTGCGGTCAAACTATCTGGTCTGTAATAATAATGTAACTCAACAGTGTAGTTTGCATCAGGAGTTGGTGCTACAATAAAATTAGAAATATCAAACTGTGCATAATACCTTGGCTTTCCTGTAGAAGAAGAACCATTGTAAGCCTCTTGTAAAAAATTAACATCTTTATGAAGCAAAAATTCTTCACTACCTGCTGTAGTTATTTGAAGAGAAAATGAAGAAAGATAATCTGATGGTAGACTTAAAAATTTATCATTTAAAGAAACAGCAGATGTTACGTTTTTTCTAAAGTAATCTAAATCTACAGATTTAAATATTTTTTCTTCTGCTGCTTTAATAAAATTATTTAAATTGTTTACAAAAACAGTTTCATCATTATCTGTATAATCTTGTATAGCTGTTTTTAATGTTGCTAATGTAAAACTCATTAATTTGTTATAGTGACAGGGCCTGCTGAAGCAATGCCACCACCTCCCTTTTGTGTTATGGTTGAAGTAGAACCACTATCAAATGTATAATTATTATCATCTGTTTTTGTTATCGTAAAGCCACTTTCAGAATTTAGAGTTGTGCTAGAAATGTTACCTATAGAGGACACATTTCTAAACCTAACAGTGTCACTTGATGACCTTCCATGATTAGGTTCGTTAACGCTTATTGTTGTTGAAGATATTGTAATAGTAAAAGCATTTAAAGGTAATATGTTAGGAACAGCAGTTTCTGTTCTGTCTGGTCTTGCGTTTCTTAGAGCTTCTGGATCAGTTGGTATTCTTGGAGGTGTAAGTTGAGGATGTTTTTCTTCATATTCATCTTTGCCAACAAATGAACCATTCCATTCTTTGCGCATATCTTTAATTCTATATCTAAATCCAGAACGATCTGATACTCCAAAAGCATGTTTACCAGACGCAAAAGCTCCCATTATCCCACCTTATAATAATTAAGTTGCGGTGTTACTGTAAAACTTGATCTATCTCTATCTTCACCCATAGCTCTTTCAAATTCTTCTTCATAAACTGTTTTTAATAATTGTATTCTGTCAGGAGCTTTTTTCATTGATATATAATATGCTAATCCAGCAGTTAAGCATGGGTAAAATCTAAATGGTATTTCCATTGTGTTCACTTGACTATCAGCATCTTGCATTCTAGTCAAAGCATCATAAACTATAACATCTGTACTGTTTTCAGGACTGGGCCAAATTTTTAAATTAGGAGTTATTTGTCTATCAAGAAAAAATTGAGTTGGTCTACCAGTGGTTGTTTTTGTTGGTATAGCTAAATAAGTATCTCTACTAACTCTGCTCATGCTAAAATCTGTGCCACTTCTTCTAACAACAGCAGACAATATATCAATTACGTCAGATCCTAATGAATAATCTGCATCACTTGCTGTTAGCGCTTGTGTTCTTTGTTCTATTGTCCATTGATTTAAACCTCTATTAGCCCATTCCGCTAACATTAAATTCAAAGATCTTTTTGCTGTTTGAAGATCATATCCAGTGCGAACTTCTAAACCACATCTTTCAAATGCTTCTTCTATGTATTCAACTACGTCAAGTTCAAAGTCTGTTGAATTAGATGTTGTCATTTCTTTTTTCTCCTAAGAGATTTAACTCTTCTTGGTTTACCTGCGGGTTGCCCTAATTTATTCTTTTGATTTATTCTACTTCTTTTTTCTGCTGCTGTCATCTCTGATCTAGTTTTAGGAGTTTTTGAAGATATTCGTTTACTTGGTCTACAATAAGGAGTGCCTCGTTTTTCTCCTTTTTTACGACCACATGCCTTGCCCGTTTTAACGTCTTTCCAATCTTCTTTAAACCATCTTTTAAGAGCTAATCCAGATTTTGTTTTTCTAACAGCCATTATCTATACTTTGTAATTTTTCTTCTATTTTCCATAACGATACCACAACCACGAGCTATATTTTTATTTTTAGCAGGTCTTTTACGTTTTTGCTTGGTAACATTACCACCATTTTTTAATTCTACGACACCACCTTCTGCTTTTTTCTTAGCGTTACCATAATTAGACGCACCAACCTTTCTGCATTTTGCAATAGCTCCTGAAGCATAAGCTGATGGAAAAACTCTGTAGCGAGCTTTAACTTTTCTGTAACAAGCGTCTTTTGGCATTATTTTTTACCTTTACATTTTTTTTCTTTTTCTTTTTGTTCGGTGGCTTTGATATTTGTTGACTCATTTGCGATCTACCCATAACCATCTAAAATACCTTTTCAAGTACTGCAACAACTATAATGACACCATAAATACCCCATATCCTACTATCTAAAGATTTAAGTTTATCTTGTATTTCTGCATATCGCCTATTACATTCACTTTCGTGTTTTTCTAATAATTTTAAAACATCATCAGCTTTCATTTAACATTTCCACCTTCTTCTTGCTTGCCTTAAACGGCTATTAGGGTTTTTTGCTGCTTTAGGAAACTTTTTCATCTGTCCTGCACTTCTAGCACAATAAGACTTTCTTCTTTTTGCCGCCTTACTTCCTGCTTTTACTTTACCTGTTACGGCAGTTTTTAATTTACTTCCAGGGTTTTCTCTTCTATATCGAGAAACACCAGCCTTAGTCATTCCCGCACCACTTTTAGTGGAGCGGAAATACTTTTTAGTCTTTGGAGGTTGTTTGTCTTTTGCCCTAGCCATTATGATAAAAACAAAGTAAGTTTATTACCACTGCCAGTGAAGCCATGTATATACGCTCCATTTTCAGCTAGCACACCTGCATCTGGAATGTTTAAGGTATGAAGTCCAGTAGGAAAACTTTGAAGCAATATAGTTGCTCCACCTGATCCATCTTTAATAGTCAACACACCAGCGGCATTACCAAATATAACAACTTGTCTTATTCTTGACCTTGCAGGACCTACAACCGCAGCGGCATCACCTTGGTCGTGGTTAAAGGCTTTTACGTCAGACCTAACTGCCATGATAACCCCCTATTATTGATCAGCAAAAGCAGGTGCTGTCGCAGATACTACGTTACCCCAAATATACCAATTTGTTGAATCCTTAGCCATGATATTAATTTCCATAATACCAAAATCAGTAAGTGTTAATTTTGAGTTTGAATTACCATCTGCATACACTGATACGTTATCTGCATTAGTGTCTAAGTGCTGCACACCACCAATAAAGAAGTTGGTGTCTGAACCAGAATCAATTATTAGATTTTCTGTTTCTTCAGCTGCGCCACCATATATAAGTTTAAAGGTGGCTCCTGCTGTTGGGGATGGAAGTGTGATTGTTCTATTAGCTGCTACAGCTGGTACAACCATTGTTCTTCCACTGTGTGTTGCATTATCGAGTGTTTTGTCCTCGTCTGCTAATGCTACTGGTGCATCACCCATAGTCATAACTTCTGTAATAGTTCCAGTTGTTGTGTTTTTACTAATAGTTTTGATTGTGCTTTCAGATCTAATAGGACCTGAGAATGTTGTATTAGCCATGTTAATCTCCTTGTCGTGGCTATTGTCGAACTTAATTGTTCGTCAAGGTGATTTTAGTATACATAAAAAAAGGGTGACTCGCAAGCCACCCTTTTAATAATCGAACAATTGTTCGTTAAGCTGCGCCTGGTGATCCAAACACACAACGAGGATCAGAGAACCCAAAAGCATATCTTTCTCTTGCTTTATATCTCATATTTCCTGTGTCGAAGTCTGCTTCCATGCTTGTGCTTAATGGTGTTCTTTCAAAATATTTGAAACCATTTGGAGCATCTGTTTTGATGAAAAACGCATCTGTATCTGTTAAGAAATGATTGATAACGTAACCTTCTGGTAACATTCCCATATTCTTAATTGCATTTACATCGTTGTCAGCAGTTCCAGATCTTAGAGTTGACTCTAATAAACGATCAGCAACAAACTGTAGTGCTGGTGGAATGATTAATTTCATACCACGAAGAGCTACAATCATGTTTCTCTCGTCAACAAAATTAGAAATGTCAATTAATGCACTTTCTAATGATGTTTCATTTAAGTCAGCGGCACTTGATGGCTCATTTGAAAATGTTCCACCACCACCTAGAGGATGGTCTGTAGCACAAAGCTCTTTTCCATCACCGCCAGTAAAGCTAGAGCTAAACGCATTGTTTAGCACTGAAGCAGCTTTTACTTGCTTAGTGTGTGCCATTGATCTTGCTAGTGCCTTTGTGTATCTAGCACCAAGACGATCATAGAGATTGTCTTCCATTGCTTCCTCAGTTAATGCGAAAGCTAATGCAACAGTCTCCATTGTATATCTTGATGTATATACTTCGTTTGCACTATCGAATGCAACTCCAGCACCCTCTGATTTAGTTGCAGCATTGCCGAAACCACTGATCATCACTTCTTCTTCAAACGCTCTGTCTGAAGATTCTGTGTCATAGATTTCTGCATGCTCGTTGTCGTAACGGTCATATTCCATGCCAAAAAGGGCATTTAGACCAGGTTCTAGTTCTTTAACTAGTTGCGCTCTTGATATAGCCATAATCTAATCTCCCTTACGCTAATCCAGCAGACTTCTGTCCAAATATGTGATTTTGAATCACAACATAGACATTAGTTGCATCTGATGAAACATCGCTATTCTCTGGGTCTTGCGAAATATCAATCGCTTTCAGAGGTAAACCAGCAGTAGTTGCACCTGTTGCTACATCTAACTCTGCACCAGAAATACCAGTTACAGTTGAACCTGCTGTGGTATAAACAATGTCAAAGTTACCTAATAAATCTGCAACTGGAAATGCAGCATTACCTTGAATTTCAAAGATAACACTTGGGTCATCTATAATGAAGGCTTCAATGTCAGCAGCATTTGTACTTGCAGGGTAGTAGTTGGAAAAAGTTTCTTTTCCAGTTGTAGGATCTGTATATCTACAACCATTAAACACTCCAACTATTGGAACAGTACCGCCATCAGCATGTACTTCTACACCACCACCAGTGACTTGCATAACCATGTCACCTTGGAATATAGAAGTTCCATAATTGGCAGCGATTCTATATCGGCTTTGTCCTCCAGTATAGGGTGTTCCACCTATTCTTTTAACAGGACGCATTCCGAAAGCAGCATCTTGATTTGCCATTTCTATCTCCTAAAAATTAAAATTATGAGTCAACGGACTTTTTGCCACCAAAGGCGACTTGAGAACGTCTCTCAGGTTTAAGTATAGGCATTGCAGCATTTGAATCTTTCATCATATCTCTGTCAATAGCCTCCATTTGATTATTTGTTTTGCTTTGAAAATATTGATTTCTTTGCTCAACAAGTTCATCAGGTATCCGTGCTAACAAAAGACCACCCTGACCGATTACTCCAGCATTTTTGCCTTCATCAATTACAGGTGCATCAAAGTCGGGATATTCTTCAGCACGAACTAATTCATATCCTTCTCTAAGCCGTTTATGAATATTTGATCTGTCATCATATTCCATAACTCGTTCTCTTATCCATCTGTGTTTATAGCCCACAGGAGCTTCTGGAGCATCAAGCGTTGATGGTGGCTTCCATTGTTGTACTCTCGCAGTTTTTTCACGAGTTTGCGACTCTCGATTAGTACGATCAGCCATTAACTACTCCTTTTGATTTTTCTATTTTAGCTACTTCCTGTGCATACTTTTCTAATGGTATCCTCATTTTTTTAGCAAAGGCTACCTGACCAGGTGTTAGCTCAATAGTTTTTTTACCACCCTTTTTTAGAGACCGTCCACTGGACGCAGGAGCTACAGATTGGGTGTTTTTCTGTCCTCCCTTAAACTTGTGTGGAAATTCAATAGCCATACGTTTACTAACTTCTGAATAATAATCATCAGTTGATGGATCAAATCCTTCTTGACCAACTAATTGTTCGTGTATAGCTCTTGCTCCACTTGTCATAATCATATCAGTTCCAAACCAAGAATTGTTATCTAACCATTTTTGTAATTTAGGATCTAATTCTTGTTTTTGAGGGGTCTGCCTGACTTGCGAGGTGTTCTGTTCAACATCGCTCTTTTGCGCATTATTTCCAGTTGCTCCCGCTTGCTCAGAACGAGCTTTTTGGATTCTAAGTCTTTCGTTTTCAATAGCGAGTTTAGCCATGAGGTCACTCGCTTCAGACATTTTTTCAGCATCTCCAGCATCAAAAGCCTCCTTGTAAAGTTTTTTAGCTTGAGCAGTTTGTGACTCAATTCTATTACCAAATTCTGAAGTATAACCTTGATTTAACTGATTAAGCTGTTGTTTTAACTTTTCATTTTCATTTTTTTGTTGTTGAGCAAAATTAAAAGCTGCTTCTGCTTCCTCTAATGCTTGCTTACGTTTTGCTGTTAATTGATTAATTCTTTTTTGAACATTATCGCTATATGCTTCTATTTCTTCAGAATCTTCAGATTTTTCACGAACAATTGTTCGGTCTTCTTCAACTTTTTTTTCTGTTGAAATTTCATTTTTTTCTTCAACAACAGGTGTTTCGTCTTCTAATTCATAGACAAACTTTTCTTCCTGTTCTTCTTGTTTTTCTGTTTCGTTATTCATTATGCTCTCCATTATATATAAGAAATATCTTTAGGGTCAAGTATAGATGCTATAATATTATCGTCATTTATGATTCTTAGCTCTAAACCGTCTACTTTAAACTTATTTCCAGCATATCTACCCATAAGTACCCAATCTTTCTCAGAACACCACGCTCCACTTGGGAATTTATCTTTATCTTTGTAAGCGTCAGGCCCTACTTTTACAACGTATGCTACAACACTTGCAAAGCTCTCACGATCTCTAGTTTTATCAGGTATTATAATCCCATTAACCTTTTCTGGAACATAATATGGAATAACAAGCATTCTATATCCAGTAGGCTGTGGCAATCTATCTAACGCTGATTTACCTAATTTAGATGGATCTTTTGAGTTTGGATTAGCATCTTCATTATCATCAAATGCTTTACTTATAGAGGGAGGAGTCGGATTGATTTTTTTTTGTGCCACAAACCGTTCTGGCACGATCAGTTTCTTAGTCATCTAAGTCTGTACCTTTCATCGAGGATTTTAATTCTTCTTCAACCCAAGTCATTCCTCGTATTTGACCTGTTATGAACCGATAGTCTTCCATTGAGTCTATCGAACCATCAGCCAAAGATTGAGTTAATTGCTCTTTTCTTTGACGTATGTTCTTATATAAATACTCTGCTAATTTAATTCCGTCCACACTTATTTTCCTCTACCTTGTGATGCCTTTAAACATTTTACATGTTTATAATAAAAATAATTACCAATTTTACTAAAACATTTTGCTAAAGTTAGCCAATGCCACATCATTTTGTTAAACCTTTTTGTTTTTCATATGTTCTCAAACCACCTAAACCGAGCATACCCATCAAAACTGTCATCAATGACCCCATGTCAAATGTAGGTAATTCTGGTATAGTAACTCCAATATATGCACATAAGAATATAGTTATAGGTGCTAATACAAAATGCCAACACAATGCTACACCACAAGTCCAACCTATGAATGGTCTCCAACCTGCAACAAAGATAGACTTGTGCTGTGCCTCTGCCTTGTTGATCTCAATCTGACCCTTAGCTAGTTCTTGTGCATGATTCTCAGCCATAGTTGCCACCTCATGTGCCAACTTATTCTTCATGTCTTTGTCTTCTATGAACTTACCGAGTAAATTACTTACTGGCCCTATCAATGCTGTTAACATTATTATCTCCTTTATGTTCGTGACCCATCCATATACCAAAAACACCTGTCATTACACCCATGACCACAGATACAAATGCTGACTGTGCTGCTGTAGGTGCATCTAAATCCATGAACCATTCGGCACATCTCCATGACATGACTGTACTAGCAAGCATCATACATCTTGGTAGTATTTTCCATTTTAAAAAAGTTTCTACACTCATTGTTTTAAAACCTCATTTAAACCAAAACCCTCTAATAAAACTAAGGTAAAGAATAACAATAAAATTCCACCTGCTATTAGTTTACCAGAAAAGTTTGTTGAACCTATCTTTATGGCAACAAACTCGTTGCCCAATATTCTTAAAGATAATTCAAAACTATTTTGACCTATATCTAGGTTGACTATTTTTTTATCTTTGTCCATTAGTACACCTTTACTTTGTCTGTATCTACAAAAGGTACGAGCTTACATATACACTCATATGTTTGTGGCTCATCACCTTTCATAAATGTTTGGTTATCTAATACATCTTTGTAATGTATACACACATTAACATTCTTAAAATATATACCACCATTAACAATACCATTTAATGTGCAAGCAAGTAAAAAGGCTGTCATTTAGCTATACTCCTAAGACTTTCCATTACTTTATCTATAGATGGCTCTTGACCATTAGGATTAAAAACACATTGATAGTTGCGTGGGCATCCTACATGAATATCAGTGAACTCTAACTCATATGTCTTTTGAGCGCCAACATAAATGCAAGCCATTTTATCTTTAAATACTTTTTGTTTTTTCAAGCGACATGTTGTCATTTTGGGAGGGTTTATAATGCCTTGTCGGACTTTTTGGTCATATGTGTAATCTTTAGCGAATACCTTTACCCCAACAACTACAAAGGCAATTACTAAACCAATAATGATAAACCCATATGCTACCCATTTAATAACCTCTAATATTTCTTCTTGTTCTTTTTTAGCTTTTAATCTGGCTTGTCTTTGAGCTTCTTTAGCTTTTGCTATTCTGTCAGCTCTTTCAGCAATAATCTGATCCCATGCTTGAGGCCCAAACCTTAAATTAATAAGTTGTTTAAGTTCTTGTCGTTTTTCTTCTAAAAGTTTTCTATCTATGTAATCTGTAGCACTAGATTCAACTGAACCAAATTGCTCCATGATAGACATGCCTTTTCCTTGACCTTTATTCATCTGCTCTTCGCCTAGAAAAAAGCCATCTATTTGTTTAGCTATACCTTGTATGTCTTGAACTGTGGATATATTTTCTTTTATGAAATCAACGCTTTTTTTTACTAAAGCAATTCCCGTTAATATCTCTGCGACAACCATTTAAAAAACGCCCTCAAACCTTTGCGGTCTAGCTATTTTTGAGAACTTTGTTATTATTTTTGGTTTGTTTTTTGGCTTTATTTGTTTTCTTTGGTTTATTTTTTTTTGTACTTTGTTCCGTTTTTGGCTCGACATCTGCTATAACCTCTAATACTTTCAAAGGATTTTGTTTTATTACTGCTTTTAAAACAACTTCTGGTGAAGTTACTACACCTTGTTCAGCAAGTCTTGTGCGTCTCTTTTTTTCTTTTTCTTGTGCAATCATTCCTGCACGAACTGAACTAACCACTTCTTCCTCCTTTCATAGCATTCATAGCTGCTATATCTCGTTGAGTTTGTATTCTATCTTGAGCAATTTCTTCTTGTTGCTGAAGACGTTTATTGTCAATCATTGTATCATTTGACTCTTTTTGCATTTCCATCTCTGTTTTTTTCTGAAATTGTTCGGCTTTTTGTTGTATTTCAGAACCACGAAGAGCTAATTCTTGTTTTCTTAACGTAACAAGAGGGTCTTCTTGTGGCGGAGGTGTAAGTGCTTGTGCATATTGCTCTTGTACTTCAGCTGCAATTTCAGCTGCTCTTGAAGCAATTTGATCTGTTATTTGTTTTTGCATATTTGGATCTTGTTGCATCATCATCTGTTGTTCTGGTGGTATTGATGCCATAACTTCCTGTTGTGCAGTCATTTCAGACATCATTGCTATATGCTCGGATATATGACCTTGCAACGTCATAAGTATTGAAGCATTTGATTGTGCCACAGGAGTAGAAAGCATTGCTAAATGAGCAGATATATGTGCTTGATGATTTTGTTCTGGGAATGCAGTTAACACACCTAATCTCAATGCTTCTTGATTTTCTTTTGCTGGGTTCATGGGCATCGGTTGTGGAGGAGGCTGCAACACTTGGTCTATATTTGTAACACCTAACGCTTCGTACATCTTGCGATAGGCTTGATACATACCATTTTGCCCATGAATTTCTGGATTGCTTTGTGCTAATTGCAATTGTGTTTGAGCCAAAGCGATACGTTGTGACATTGAAAATATATTAGGGTCTGAAACAGGTAATATATCTATTCGATCATCAAAATCAGCTTGTTTTATTTCTGGTGGCGCTCCTGGTACTTGATATGGATACATTGGAACACCCATAGAAAACACACGAGCTAACAATTTAAATTCTATCTTTTGTGAGTAATGAAGACGTTTATGAATAGCTGACATAACCTTCGTGCCACGCTCCATAATAGCCATAGTTGTGCCAACAGGAGCGTTGCCTTGCATCTCACCAACTTTCATGTCAGCCATAGATGCAAAACGTCTGCCAGAATCTATTAATGTTCCCATAAGAGAATATAATGTTTGTGATGGTTCTTTGAATGGCAATGGCATAATAGCTTGCCTTAAATCCATACCTACCATATCTACATCTCTAAACTCACCAGGATTAAGAGGTGTCTCGTCATCCCTTATTCTAGCTCCTCTAGCTTTAAAACCTGCTGGAAGGTTAGATAGTGTGCCAGCGTCTATTAGCTGCCTTAGAATGGACGTAGAAGCTCTGGAAAGACCGCCTATAGTATGTGTGAGACCAAAACCATAAAACCCAAGACCAGGTAGAAACTTATAATGCACAAAATAAGGCACTTTCCTACGGAGCGGATCACTTTCATTGAAATTCCGTTTGATTGATAAGACATCCCCAGTGTCCTCCATAATTGTTACGATATAGGGCATCTTCAATCCTGTCGGTTCACCATCAGCTCCAATATCTTCAAATCCTTCAATATCTAAATCTGTGTGAACTTCATAAACCATCATCTCTTCATTCTGTGAAGAGCTACTTGTAATACCCTCTATCTCGTTAATTGTATCCTTCACTTCGTTCATAGTGTCTGAGTCAGCGCCAGAACTAGGAAGGTCTATATTTTTATAAAATCCTGATAATTGTAGTTTTTTAATTTCGTTTTTATCCATGCGAATGCAGTGAGTTATTCTCGTTGCTGTTGCCAAGTCTGTTGCACTGTAAGGAACAATTAAGTCCTCAGAATGCACAAACTTACTGACAGCTCTTTGCATTGAAGGATCAAAGTAAACTTTTTTAAATGCTGAACCTACAATCGGAAGATAAAACAACATTTGATCTAATTCAGGATCATATTCTTCCATCTCGTAAGTTATTTGGTAATTCATATAATTTTTAACACGCTCTGCTTGAGCTGTTACTTCTGGAGTTTCTGCTCCAATAATTGATGTCTTGACAGGTCCTCCAGCAGGTAGCATTTCACGATACGCCTGTGCTTGAAACTGCGTAACAGATTCAGCTAATAACGGATGTACTATACCAGACGCTCCCTCGAAAGGCTCTGATCTGTCTTCGTAACTCATACCAAGAAGTTCTAATCCACTTTTGTACTGTTCTTCCCAATCACTTCTTGAATTGATATCTTCTTCTATATTTCTTATAATTTCATTAGATATTTCTGATAATACATCTTCATCAATGTGTTCTGCTAGGTTTGCATCAAACGGAATAGCTATGGGAGCTTCTGTTTCCATCTCCATATCACCAACAATCGCTGATCCATCCTCTAATTCTGTCACACCTTCTACCAAAGCCTCTGGAGGCAGTTTGACTAAATTAGCTTCCAGTTCTGGAGCGACAGCATCTGCTATGCCATTTATATTTTCAATCGCCATTTCAAATCCTATCTAATAGAGAATCCGCCACCTTTAATTGCAGCACCCATACCACGGCATCCCATTTTACCACCTTTTGCAACACCACCATATTTCATCTTTTGAACTTTACCACCATATTCCATCATTTTAAAATCTGCGCCAGATATTGTACCATCTTTGTTTTTATCTAATTTTTTTTGTTTACCTGTAAGTTTTTTATTTTTTTGATTTGTTTTAGCAACATTTTTACTAAAATCTTCATTCAAAATTTCTGTTTTATCTGCTTTTAAACTCTTAGGTCTTGGTTTAGGCATTGGAACATCTCCACCTTCTTTCATGCCTTTTGCTTGAACTTTTTTTATCGCTTCCATTAAACCGCCCTTTCTCATTTTTCTTATTGCTCCACCGTATTTTTTACCAAACATTTTGGCAAAATCAGATTCAAATTTATCAGCTATTTTTTTGGTTTGTGACGGGGATAACGATTCACCTTTACCAAAAACATTACCCTGCTCTTCTATTGCTCTTATAGCTGCTTCTAATTCAGCTTGACTTAATTTTTCGCCACCACTTTGCATTTTTTGTACTACTTTACCACCGAATCTAGCTTTCATAATATCATTCCTTTGTATTCCAAATGCACCAGGCTTCTGAATTGAGTTACTTTTAGCGCTTAGTTTAACAGGTTTAGTTCTTATCTTACGAGGCTTTTTAGATCTCTTCATCAATTGAGCTAAATCTTTTTCAGATTGAGAATCTAAAGCCATAGCCATATTGACTCCAGCTAAAGAATCTCTTTTCTTTTTATTAGACATTATCTAATCCCTTTAAACATTCCGCCTCTGCCTTTGGCAACACCGCCCATGTTCATCTTCTTAACTTTACCACCGTCCATCATACCAAC